CGTAATTGCTCCCCCTTGGGGGGCGTTGCGTTGCCAATGGCGGCCGATCCTTCGGTCGCGCCATTAACACAGGCTGGTAGGGGTCACACAGACAACCCCAGCTTAAAACTTTCGTAGGCTTGACGGCCATTCGGAAAGTTGTTGTAGAAATCGGGCTCGTGAAGCCTGGATCCTACGTGTCGTGTTACAACATTGACAAGGTGTAACACGATCTTCGTCAGCGGATCGCCCATTAGGACTCCGTTGACGAGCGGTACAGATCTTATATTCTCGCCTTGTTCGGGGCGAGCTGTACCGTAGGTATTCAACACGCCAGTTGCGTGAAAGAATACTTCTCGCTCGGTAAAACACGTTTTGTGTACTATCGAGCGAAGTAGGCGTGGGATGCCGCATTTGAGCATCCACGCGCCTCCCAGATCAGCTGCGACGTAGTGCCGTAGCTGATCGGTGGCCTCTTCATAGTCAGTCGATGACATGAAGAGAGCTTTGAAGGTGTCTGTCTTTTCGACGTAGCCTTCATACGGGTTTTCTTCTCGGTTGTCCAAGGAGAAAACCATGTCCTTTACTTCGTCTGACATCAGACGACAGAAAAGGTTCCACCCGTGATGAGATTTTCCCATCCCGGATGCGCTGCTACGGATCCCCTTTTCTAGGGGAGCCGCGGCAATCTTGTTTACAAGATCGAGGACGATCTTGAGACAAGCACGGGCCTTGGTAACGGTTCTTGCCTTACCAGGCTCCTTCACCATTGTGAGATAAGCAGATCTTAGCTGCCCCAATGGTGTTCGGAGGACGTGGTCTAGCGATAGCCAGAATACCACCTCCCCAGTCGAATCGAAGGATTCCCTACTCTTGTAGGTCTCGATTCGTCCGGTGTCCAGATCCCTGATTGGGACCTGCTCACCGATCGGTAGAGACTGCAAGATCATTCTTGCAGCCTCTATCGTCCCTCCTTCTCTCCTGGTGGCTTCCCAGGAGGAGGAGGTACTCACCGTCACTCGCGATTTTGTCGCCAGTCCGGTGAATGCCTCTTGAGGTAGGTTCGCTAGAACCTCCTGAAGAGCTGCCCTGCGGATGTATCGAGACGTCTCGTCATCTGCAGGGGGACTCCGGCTAATGGTAGAGATAAACTTTACCTTAGACTGGAGCAAGACGAGAGGAGGCGGTGTCCCACAGCCTCTCGTCTGAGACAGGATGCCGAAAACAAAGTGTTTTCGTGCCCCTGTCAGCCGACTCGCACGTTTCCAAACGTTGACGAATTGGCGGCACCAGTGGGGGATCTCTGAGAGATCCTCTAGTGCTTGTTCAAGTGTTCCTCGATGTGAGGTGTCCTTGAACCACTTCCTTGTAGCCTTCAATTGGCTATAGGAAGTTTTGACGGATATGGCTGCTTCAGTCATTTCTCCGTCAAGAAACTCGTCTCCGATAAGAGAGGCGATGTTTCCGAGTGTGAACAGGTCGAATCTCGACCATGTCCATACTTCTTCGGGATAGCAAAGATATCTTTGCAAAAATATCCCGTCGACAGTCTTGAGAAGCTCTAAGAGCCTATCAGACCGAGCCTTCACGTTGCACTTTGTGCTGACGAAAAGGCGTTCCACTACCGGTCTTGGCATAGACGGGTCAGTGGATCCACTGAGAAACCGATTTAATCGGGTCCTCAGTTTTCGACTCCATCCCTGATATAGGGATTGGTTGTCGTTACACATCTCTCTGAGGCGGTGTCCCCAGTGAGTGTGGTTGTAGATCACATGTAATTTTACATGATGATCTGCAATCGCAGAAAATCGTACTTTCGATTTCTGCGAAGCCTGCCAGGTCGGACCAAGAATCCGAGCTGGTAGGGGGTCCTGGAGACGTATTACGTCGCCGGACCAAACGATGATCTCAGGGGACGTTCCCTTGAGCTCAGCGAGGCGATAACCCGCGTGAATTTTCCACGGGTCATCGTACTTGATACGGTACCGGTTGTCTTTCCGGAACTGTATCCGTTGTTTCGGAGTACTTTCTTGAAGTACTGCCGGAACATTGTCCGTCTCCGAGCCGCTAGACTCGTGATCGGAATCAACCATGATATCATCGTCTTGATGAATCATGTCTGCGACGCTTGCGGATTCTTCGAGAATCTCTGCAAGTGTCCCGGCCGGCGACAGAAGACCTTCTGTCAACCGGCGTACGACAAGGTCGCGAGAGACATCTCCCGCCTTGCCGGTTTCTTCGCGCAGTGTGAACCCACTGCGTAGAAGTAAGTCTCGGTTCTTCATCACGGATGAAGAACCGGGCGTTCTCAACAGCAGGCACGAGGGTACCTGTTTAGTTGAGAGATACTTGATCCCCCTTATGTAGGGTGACAAGGATTCAGGCGTAACTGGACTGGAAGAGTCCGAGTTATACCACATCGGCAGACGCGACATTTCCGCGTACAACGATGTATGATCAAGGGGGCCCCGTCCGGGGTCCCAGTGTTCGTTCCTAA